CCGTCTATTAGTTTTGCAGTCATTACGCGTGATTAACCATCGGAAGGGAGGGAAAAAGAGCGCGCATTCTCGCATGACCTGACGCAAGGGCAAAGGCGATTGGTCCGCTTAATAAGCTAAGCCCTTTAATTAACTGAATTTTTTAGAAAAAAGTGTTGACGACCCCGGGGACCGTCTATAAGATTCGTCGCACTTGTCGGGCACAACCCCAGACACGATAAGCCGGAAGCGGTGAGTCAGGTCGAAAGGTTGATTAAGTCAGGTAGAGTTCAGATCGGCTCAGCGTGATTGAAAGCTCTTAATTTGTACTCGCAAGATGCAAATTAAATAAGCGCCCGTAGCTCAGCTGGATAGAGCATCCGCCTTCTAAGCGGATGGTCGCAGGTTCGAGTCCTGCCGGGTGCGCCATTAACGGCAGCTTTGGCACAAGTAGCACTCTGATGGAGTGTCTCGGTTACAACGCAATATGGTGGGCGTAGCTCAGTTGGTAGAGCACAGGATTGTGACTCCTGTTGTCGTGGGTTCGATCCCCATCGTCCACCCCATATTCGAAGAAGGCGCCAGATGCATAATCTGGCGCCTTTGCTTTAAGCGCTTCACACGCGGACGTGGTGGAATTGGTAGACACACTGGATTTAGGTTCCAGCGCCGCGAGGCGTAAGAGTTCGAGTCTCTTCGTCCGCACCAAACAAGGTTCCGATAGCTTCCAGTAGCTTCCGGGAATCCAGTAGAAAAGCCGCCTAGAGCGGCTTTTTTATTGCGCGTAGTTCCAGTCTCTTCCAGACTCTTCCGGAAATTTTTAGTACATTGCGCAGCACATTCTGAATTCGAGTGCTTAGGTGATGTACTAATGCCCCTGACTGATACCGCCGTCCGGCAGGCCAAGCCCGCCGAAAAAGACTTCACGCTGCCCGATGCCCACGGGCTGGCGTTGTTTGTGGCCAGCAACGGGACAAAGTCCTGGCATTTCAGATTTTCATGGCACGGCAAGCAGCCACGTATCAGCCTGGGCAAATACCCTGACATCTCCCTGAAAGACGCTCGTGAACTGCGGGATGAAGCGCGCAAGCTTGTGGCGAAGGGGATTGACCCTCGGCTGCAGCGTCGCCATGACCAGCGCACTGCTGGGGCGAAGACTGAAAACACCTTCGAATCAGTGGCGCGCCGCTGGCATGCCTTCAAGGTTCCCCGTCTTACGGATGGGCGCAAGGGCAGCGCCGCCCAGTCCGCGCGCTACCTTGAGAAGGATCTGATCCCGGCTCTCGGGAAATTACCCATCGCAGAAATCAAACGCGCCGATGTACTAGCGACGATCCGAAAGGTCGAGGCCCGCGGTTCTCTCCACGTGGCCGAGAAGGTGCGCACCTGGTTGAACCAGATCTTCCGATTCGCCATCGCTGAGGGGCTGCTGGAAATCAACCCGGCCGCCGATCTGGATATCGTCGCCGCCGTACAACCGCCGGTGAAACACAACCCGGCGCTCGTGGGCGATGACGAGCTCAAGGCCTTCGTTAAGGCCCTCAGCGCATTCAGCGGCTCGGTGTTCACCAAGCGGGCGATCCGGTTGCTGTTGCTGACTGGCGTGCGTACAGGCGAAATGCGGCATTGTTCGCCCGACCAGTTCGACCTTGAGGCCGAACTGTGGACGGTGCCAGCGGATGGAGTGAAACAGCTGCGGAGCAGAGCAAAGGTTAATGGTGAAGCAATACCGGCCTATCTGGTGCCGCTGTCGCGGCAGGCGGTAGAAGAGGTGCGCGAGATGCTCAAGTTGACCGGTAAGGCTCGATACCTCTTCCAGAATCGCAACGATCCTACAAAGGTGATGAGCGAAAACACGGTCAACTCGGCACTGAAACGCATGGGATATGAAGGCAAGCTGACGGGCCACGGGATCCGGGGCACGATTTCAACGGCCTTGAACGAGAAGGGGTACAGCTCAGATTGGATCGAGGCGCAACTTTCGCACGTTGGCAGTGACAAGGTTCGTCGAAGCTACAACCACGCGAAGTACGTGGAGCAGCGGCGAGGGATGATGCAGGACTGGGCGGATTACCTCGATTCACTGGAGGCCGCAGACTGATCGCCGCGCGATGCCTGGATGCGCTCGTTGCTCCACTGCAGAACTTCGGCCTTGATCCAGGCAACTGACCGACCGCCGATGCACACTTGGCGCGGGAAAGCCCCTTTCTTCGCCATGTCGTAAATGGTGCTGGTGCTGAAGCCTGTCAGCTTCTTCACGGTTGGCAGGCGGATGAACTCAACTTCATCGTTATGTACGGCGTTCATTGGGTGATCCCCTCTTTGACTTTCGCAATATGAATGATGCGGCACAGCAGGGCGGTGACCGGAATGCTGGCCACTGCCCAAATGGTTAGAAACGTGATCATGTGTAACCTCGTTTGGTTACTTTTGCAGATGTAACCTGAATCGGTTACGAAGAAGTGCCCTTGCTTGAGCAGCCGCAAGTCACTGGGCATGACTGCGGAAACTGGCATTGTTCGCCGGTTGGCGCGCGCTGGATCGCTAGAGTCTCTGTTGCAATTCTCTTGTACTGACCAAGAACGCTGATAACCGGCGCCTTGTCTAGAAACTTGCCAGGCGCACGCGCTGCGATGATTTCGAGCTGTCCTGTTGCGTTGTGCAGGACACGGTTTAGAGCCTCCTCCAGGTCATCAATCCGCTGATCGGCCACTGTCAGGCGTTGCTGCAACGCTTCGGAGGTGGTTTTAAGTCTGTGAAACCTCGACCTGAGCACGTCGGCACGATGGCGACCAAGCTCACCGGCTTCAAATCCCTGCAGCAGCGGCTCTGTCTTTTCGTGCCATTCGTTGTAGGAAGTTTTGAACTGCTCCAGGTGCTCAATCTCTGCGATCAGTTCCAGAACTGCGGCAGGGTTTGCGGCGGTGATGAAATCCCGGTTTTGCGAACTGATTGATTCGGCAATCAGATGGCCACCGTAATAATCAATTTCGTGAGGGTCTTGTTCATGCCCACCGGGAAAGTCTGCGACAACATCATCGCTATTTTTCCCGTGTTTCCATGGCCCCTTCGTTGCCGCCTCAGCCAGCGCTTTAAGATTGTGAATGTCGGTCATTGCCTGTCTCCCATTAGCGATTGCTGGCGGTCTACATACGTTTGGTATTCACGGTTTTGTCGCTTGCGCCAAGGGTGATCAGCCGACCTTGCGCGATTTGCGATAATCTGATCCATACGGGGTTGAGTCAGCGCTTGTTCTAGGGGCATTCCCTCAGTCATGCGCTTGAGTACCGCGTTATAGCCAACCGCTCCAAATCTCTCGACCAGGGCAGGCAGCGTGCCAGTCACTCCAAATGCGGTGTACTGCTTCCAGTTGGTGTTTCGATATTTTGCAAGAATGGCTTTGTGTTCTTCGCTGATGTGCGCTCCTCGGCGCGACTCATGGACGCGTTGAAGCTGATTTTTTGCCAGCAGACTCTCACGTCCGACTTGCCACTGAAGGCCTTCGATATTCAGAACGTCTAGATACTTGATGAAATCCGCGGGCCAAAAACCTAGCAGCTGGGCCGTATGGCTCCGGCTCAAGCCTCGTGCCGCACATTCACGAATGAAGGCAATTTCGTCTCGCGTAGAGTTGCTCATAGCGCGCCCTCAATCAGCTCAATCACATGCCAAACACCCAGCGCCTGGCTGGCGGGTCGCTTGCTGGCGGCCTGTTTTAGTTGGTTGGTCACCTGTTGCTTTCCGTTAGGCATCTTGAGCGTGGCGGTCATTGACATGACGAAGTCGATGGCGTCGCGCTTGCCCTCCAGAAAGCCAAAGTGGTCGTAATCCTTGGGGCGCTCGGGCTTGCCGGGAATCGCCAAGGTCTTCTTCTCGATCGGCGCCGGCTGTTGCGCTGGCTGTTTCTTCGGTGTTGCGCGTGCAACTGGCTTTCGAGTGGGCACAGCGAAAGCCATGGCCCGGGCGAGGGCCGCGTTTGCGATAGGGTTCATGATGCAGGCCTCGGGCCGGGGAGAAAGGAAAGGCGCCCGTAGGCGCCTGGACGATCAAGCCACCTGGGCAGGCGGATTCAGGGAGAAGTACACACGGGCGCAGGCCTCGGTGTCTGGACGGGCGCGGTGGCCACCTACCAGCTCTTCGCCGGTGAAGTGGCGCAGAGCCTCGGCGACGGTTGGCTGTTTGAACTGGCGACCACGGCCGGCGCGAATCATTTTTTCGGTGGGCGGGCACTTCACGATGGCCGTGGAGTTCAGGCAGGTGCAGAAACTCGGCACGGCCTTGTACTCGTCTGCCGCCTGCTCGCCGATGAACCGCTTGATCGCGATACGCATGATGCGGTCGTCAAAGCTGACGTTGTGCGCGACCCGCAGGCCGGCGCGTTCGTAGATCTGCAGGAAGCCGCCGAGAGCTTCCATTTCCGGGATGCCCTCGGCGAGCGCCATTTCCGTGGTGATGCCGTGGATCGCGGCGACATCATCCGGGATGACCCAGCCGTCAGGCTTTACCAAGGCTTCAAACGAGTCGACCAGTTCGCCCTGTGGGGTGTAGAGCAGGGCGCAGATGTCGACAATGTGAGGCTGGCGCGGGTCATCGCTCGGGTCGCGGAACAGCGGCAGCCCAGTTGTTTCAGTATCAAAGAAGCAAATCAGGTCGGACATTGGGTTTCTCCAAGGCAAAAAGAAAGCGCCCGTGGGCGCTCTGTGGTGGTGCGAGGTTTGGCTGTGGATAACTCAGGTCACATCGGCCAGGGTGGCGGCGACCTTGTAGGTGTGCGTCAAAGCCGAATCTCCTTCGGTCTCGACTTTGATGACTTCGTTGTCGAGCAGGCGGAGCAGCAGCGTGCTGGCCCTGTCGCTGTCGATGGCCAGTCGGCTTTGCAGCCAGTCGGCGTCGAAGCCTTTCTTGGGAGCCTTGAGCACCAGCAGCTGTGCCGCGTCCTCGTAGGTGAAGTCGCCAAACTCCTTGTTCACCTCAACATCGGCCGAGAGGGGGTCAATCGGGGTTTCCTCTTCGTCGGCTGGGATCTGAAGCTTTTGCTCGCCCCGTGGGTTCAGTAACACCTCGCGGGCGCCGGTGTGATCGATCGGGCTGACGACACCCTCTCGCTCGAGCGAATCCATCAGAACAGCCGCGCGGTTGAAACCGATGCCCAACTTGCGCTGGATCGCTGAAATGGTTGCGCGGCGAGTTTCAACTACGAAGGCTGCGGCCTCGGCGTACAGCGGGTCGGTACCAGAGTCCGAGGTGTAACCCGCTTCGTCCGGCCCGGTGGGCTTGTTGTCAAACAGGTTCGCGGTCAGCTCACTGGCATGCAGCGGCATTTCGTGCTGATCGCGCTCTGGCTGTATGAAGTCGAGGCCCTCGTCGTAATCGTCTGGAGCCAGAACCAACAGGCACAGATGCCCGGCGCTGTCAGTGAGGCCATGACGCGCCGGGTCTTTCGCATCCACCAGCGACGTAACGGTCAGAGTCTTTTCCGTCACCTGGATCTGTTTCATCTTGCAGGGGATGGTGATGGTTCCGCGCGAGGCAATGATCTGCACAGCGTTGCTGGCCGCATCCTTCGCCTTTTCGGTGATACGGTCGATCACCTCTTGCTGCGAGCCTTGGTTCAGCTTGCCGTAGGGCGCATGGATGTTCTTGAGCTCGAACATCGCCGCTTCAACCAGGTCGTGCACGAGCAGTTCGTGCGCCAGCGCCGACGGCGGCAGGTCATGCAGCCGGGCGCGCTCGATAATGTCTTTGTGTTCCATCTTCATGCTTAACCCTCAGTATTTAGCGATGCGTTCGAGCTTCGATTTTTGAACCGGGCTCAGGTGGGTACGCGGGCCAAACCGCTTGAAGTTGGCCCGCATGTCTTCGGTGAAAGCGAGTTCCCAGGCGCCGCTGGCGTGAAGCTCAGCGGCGGCGAGAAGAACAGCGAACTCCTCAACCCGGTCGTACTGCTCTTCAACGGTCAGGGCGGCCATGGTCAGGCAGCGCTCTGTTCGAGGCTTACCAGCTGGATGTGGGCAATCAGCGCCAGGCAGATGCGCGGGAAGTCGCAGGCCTTGTACAGAACGGCGCCCTTGGCGCGCTCGACAGGCTCGTAACCCAATGTGCGCAGGAACTCGGCAGGGATGGCAAAACCCAAACGGGCGCTGATATCGCCCAGCTTGATGCGCTGGCCGTCGTCGGAAACGTCCTTGGTGATGGGCGCTACGGTGGCGGTTGCCACGGCGGCTACCGGCGCCGGCTCTGCTTTCTCCGGCTCCGGCTCGACCACTGGCGCTACAGCTGTCGCCAGTTTTGCCATGGCCGCTTGCTTCTCATCTTCCTGGCGCTTTACCTCGGCTTCGTGCTCGCTGATCCGGACCTTGATCAGCGCAACCAGATCGTCGTTGGCCTTGAGGACCAGCTCTTGCGCGTCGTGGAACAGGAAGCCGTGTTTGCTTGCCAGCTCGTTCAAGCTGTTGAGGTTCGTCCGGATCAAGTCGGCGATGCGGCTGGCCTCGATCTTGGCGCGGGCCAGTTCGGCGTTGGAAGCCTCGCGCAAGCTGTCGATCGTGCGCTTGCCCTTGATGGCGCCGGCGAAGTCGGCCGGAACCTTGGGCATACGGATACGGCTGTTTAGCGTGCCGTTGATTTGATCGATGTGATCCTGCAGGGCTTTGGCGGCATCCATCACGATATCGTTGCGAATGTCGTCTTTGCGGGCACTGATCAGCTTCGTCAGGTCCAGACGCTTGCGCCGGGTCTCGGCGGCGATGTCATCAATCGCTTTGAACAGTACGTCGATGCTCTCGGTCTGGCTCAAGGCATGCTCTTTGGCGGCCTTGAGCTTGTCCTCGACCTCGCTGCACCACTTGACCGTGGCGTCAGCGTTCGCGAAGTCCTGGTCGCTCGACAGCTCAGTACTGATGTTGCTGATCACAGCCAGCGCGTGAGCCTTGAAGGCGTCAAGGTTGCTGGCCTTGACCATGCCGGTGACATCGATGCGCAGCGCCGGCAGCTGGTCAGGTGCAGCGCCAGTGACTTCCACCTTCGACACCGGCGGTTCGAACGAGCCGAGCTCTTCCTCGAACTGGGCCCAGCCTTCAATCAGCGCCTCACGACGGCCCGGAACCGGGTGGTACTCCAGGTGCACGAACTTGTTCAGCGTGCCATCCGAGCAAACGAACAGCACGCATTCAGCGCCGCTGACGTACAACTGCTGCTCCAACTGCCAGTAGTAGTGGGGCTCCAGCTCGCCGGACTTGATCTGCGCGACGAGCCTTTCATTCCACAGTTTGTGCTCGAACAGGGTGTCGCCCAGCATCGTGGCGCCGTCCATAGACGCCAGCAGATTGCCCTTCGTGGCGACGATGGGGTAGAGCTCTTCGCCGACTATGTCCTCGACCAGTGGGCGTGCCATTTCCTCAGTGGCGTGGCCCAGGTCGAAAACGCGCTGCTGCTGAGCGGTGACTTCCGGAACAATGCCGGTTTTCTTCATCGTCAGCAGATCGGTGCGGGTCTGGTACTTCGAAGCGCCCATCATTGCGGGCGCCTCCGAAGCGGTGAAGTGGTTTGCGCGAAGGGCCAGCCATTCCGGCGAGCCCTGTTGGACGTTATGCACTTGCATCGGTGGATTCTCCTTCGATGGGGGCCAGGGCGCGGATGCGCTCTTCTTGCTCGGGGGTGACGGTGTACTTGCTGACCAGGTTGGCCAGCAGGTGGTCCGGACTAGTGCGGTTCGCGGCAATCATCTGGCGCCACTTGTCCGCGTTCTCGTCCAGCTTGCTGTCCGGGTAGGAGGGCAGAACTTTCGGCTCTTCAGCCTTGCGAGCGTGGGTCTGATTCAGTTCGCGCTCGGTCGGGATGTCCTGGACTTCCTCGGCCATGGGCATGCCGCGCAGCACGTCCGGGAAAACGTCGCGCAGCGCGAATGCTCGAGCACGCATCTGGCGCATGCGCTTGGGGTACTGGGCCCAAGGGCCTTGCTTGCCCTTGAGCCCGGCTTGACCGGCATCGGTCATGCTGAAGGTGCGGAACTGTTCGTCCTCGCCGACGCGCTTCACGCGGCAGGTCGCCGTCTCGCCGTCGTCGCTCTCGTAGATGTACTCACACAGCGGCGAGCTGCGAACCAGGGCAATGACCGCATCGCCCCAAAGGGACGGACGACCGTTGATGACAGCGATGCTTTGCATGGCCTGCATCGGCTGCAAACCCAGCTCCATGCCCCACTGCACAGCTACCAGGATGTTGGCGGGCTTCTTCTGGAAGTCCTTGGGCACGATGTCGGAGTTGGCGAGGAAGTCGGCGAACTTCAACGCGTCCTCGAGGTTTTGCGGGGCCAGACTGAACGTCTGCTTGACGGCTAATTCGGACATGAGTGATCCCTTGCCGCGCGGTGCGCAGCATTGAAAGGGTTGAGGGAAGGGGTTAGGCGGAGCGGGCGGCCAACATTGCGTCGGCTTCGATGTAGCGAATTTCGGCAGTTAACGCAGCACGCTCGGTCGCGTCGGGATTGCGTCCGTAAGTGCGATGGAACACCCCAGCAACGTCGTATTGGCTGATGTCGCAGGATGCGGCGAAGTAGTCACGCAGGCTCATGCCACCGCACTGCGCATTGCCGGGCTCGGGGAAAGCCGAGCCGCCGTCTTCGGAAGTTTTCTGCGCGACGGTAGGCATTTGTTCGGGCAGAGCAATGGGTACATAGCCGGGAGCGTTATCTGGTGCTAAACACCACTGTCTGTCGGGCAAACCGTCTTCGACCATATCGATGAACAACCAATGGCCGTCGTCGTTTTTCTTGTACCAAGAGCCGCCGTGCTCATCTTTACCGGCGTGAGTGGCCCCCTCGGGCCGGTGGTTGAGGTTCAGACGCATGACGATTTCCTATTGAGTGATGTGAGCCGCGTAGGAGCTAGCGAACATTCAGAGGGTGAAAACGAGAAGGGCGATTGCGGCGCCGCGCCAGGTGTAGCGGCGCCGAAGTTGTTGGCGGGTCATGACAACCTCGCAATCAGCATCCCGCGCCGCACTTCGATGCGAAGAGGGCGGGGCAGGTCGGAGACCAGAAAAAAGCCCCGCGCTTGCAGGGCCTTGGTCAGCTGTTTGGACGTGCGGCAGATGATTGTCATGCCGCCCCCTTGAGCAGTTCGAGATAACGGACCATCTCGGCGGCGCGGATGCGCTTGACTAGGTCATCGCGCTCTTCCGCTGTGATAACGGAAAGCTCGAATGACAAGAAGGCGGCCATGCAGGCCCGCTCAGCGACGTTTACCGGGATGTTCGACGACGGAATCTGTTTCAGTTCCGACTCGATCCGATGGATAGCGATATCTCGCTGACTCATGCTGCCCACCGTTCCCGACGCTTCAAGGCGTCAATCTCAACCCAAAGCGCCACGCGGATGGCCGTATCGTGTTCTTTCGCGGCTTGATCCAGATCCGCGCGGGTGCAATCCATGCGCACCCGGTCATCGTCGTAAGTCACACCGGACCGCAGCTTGTATTCCAGCTCACGGCTACCGTAAAAATCCCAGTCGCTGGCCCAGTTGTTGGGCTGCAGCGGATCGTTTTCGCAGTGGGTCACCTCGACATCGAGGACGAACCCTTCAACGACAATCTCGTAAATCATCTGGTCGCCCTCCATGTGGCGGTGTTGTACATCCGTCTGCCCACTCGGTTGGAATGGGCAGAGGTGATGCATAGGTTCTTCATTTGCCAACAGCCCCGAGGTCTATACGGCGCAGCTAGTGTGGGAATCGCCCACGCCCAGCGCGTCAAAGCCTTTCCAAGCCATCAGCGGTAATTCAGTTGGTTGTTAAAGAGCGGTGTTCTGTCTTTCGGGGTCTTGCGAGTAATTGCGAATCTGCGTTTATCGCAGTAATGGTCTGCATTATGGGCAGAATTAATTCTGCGTCAAGTGCAGATATTTTCTGCGGACGAAAAAAAACCCGCGCAAGGCGGGCTTTTCTTTTCGGGTAGGGTTATTCGTCGGAGGGCGGTTCCCAGGTCAGGCGAATGCCGCCGTCATCCAGGTGTTCCGCTCGAACCCAGTTGTTCTCGCTGATGTCATCGATCAGCTGATCCCAGACCTGCGGCTCTTCCTCGGGTAATCGGTAAAGGCAGACGCTTCGATTTACTTGCGCTGCCGGTGACATGATCGCGCGCTGTACACGGTTCAACATCGACTGATAAGGGTTCGCAACCTGTTGGCGTTGTGCAGACATCAGTTACCTCCTTGCATTTACTGTATGTATAAACAGTATTCCAAGGGATCCGATATGGCAATCCATAGGAGTACAAATGTACTCTTCTGGGGGCAAAAAAAAGCCCGGCTTGACGGCCGGGCCTTTGCGCTGAGGCGGGTGTAGCGGCTACAGACCGGTCATCTTTGCGTCGATCACCCGGCCAATGAAGCGGCAGTTATTGTCCAGCTCGATCGTCCGATACGCCTCATTGAGAGGACGCAGGTACCTATATCCCGCGTCTTCGACGTACTGTTTGAAGGTCTTCTCGCCCGAGTCGAGCATCTCCACCACGTAATACTTGCCGTTGATGATCTCAGCATCTGGTTTCACCAGGATCAGCGAACCCTCCGGAAAGCTGGGGTTTCCTTTGCAGGTCATCGAATGGCCGCTGACGGTGAGCCAGTAGGCTTCGTGCCCAGCGTTCTCCGATGACTCGATAAGCCGATGCGTTGCGCCAATCTTGCTGGGCGCCTCGGTCATCTCGCCGGCCTCAACCCAGCTGATCAGCGGGTATTTACGGGCCTCGCGGAATGGCTGCTGCGCCTCAAATACGTTCCCAGCATCGACGTCCCGGCTGTCCATCGTCGTTTGCTGCGCCGCTAACTTGATGTCGAGGATCGTGAAGATCTGCTTCAGCTTCTCAGGCGTTGTGCTCTGCAGCCCGCGCTCTAGGCGCGAGAGGTTTCCAGAGTCCGAGTCGATCTGGTGAGCCAGTTCCTCAAGGGAAAGCTTCTTCGCTTTACGCGCGTTTCTGATGATTTGTCCGATATCCATGCGGCGATTTTCCGTACTTGCTGCGTTATGCGCAAAGCGATAGCCGCAGAATTTGCTTGTGTTATATCTGCGCTAATCGCAGAATCCGCCCTGAAACCTAATCAGGGCATTCCCCATGACTCCACTGAAGAAAGCTCGAATCGCCCGCAAGTGGACGCTCGCCGATGTTTCGGCTCGTCTCGCTTTGCATGGCGACACCATCGACTCCGGCAACCTCTCGCGCGTTGAGCGAGGCGTGCAGCGTGCGTCCGCCACCTTGGCCGAAGGGCTGAGCCGGGTGTTCGATGGTGAGATCACTGAAATCCACATCCTGTATCCGGAGCGCTTCACAAGCGAAACCGGAGACTCCACGGCGGCGGCGTGATCATGTCGACGTCGCCATTGAACCAAGAGCAGACCGTAAGGGCCCGCAAGAACTACGCGGTCCTCATGCAGAAACTTGCATCGATCGGCAACGGGCCCGTCGCGCTTGCAGTCGGTTGCGACGAGGCAACAATCAGCCGCATGAAGCCTGAGAAGTTCGAGCAGTTCGCAGCCATCCTGGCCGTGCTCGACCTCAAGATCGTGCCCAGCGAGATGCGCTGCTTCAATCAGCGGGACATTGAAGCGATCTTCCACCAGGCCAAGCGCTGGATGGAGCACGTGCAGCACGTCGACCAGTTGGAAGAGGACTGACCATGGCAGCCCTTCCATACATGCAACTCTACGTTGCCGATTACCTGGCCGACACGATGCACCTCACCACTGAGGAGCACGGTGCGTACTTGCTGCTGATCTTCAACTACTGGCAGACCGGAAAGCCGATTCCAGTCTCTCGACTCGCCCGGATTGCGCGGCTTTCGAACGACCGTTGGACGGACGTTGAACGGTCGTTGAACGAGTTCTTCAACGAGCGTGATAACGAATGGGTTCACGACCGAATTGAGCGCGATCTTGAAGCTGTTCACGCGACCCAAAATCAGCGAATTGCAGCGGGAAAGGCGTCAGCGGAGGCTCGCAAGCAGGCCGCAAAGTCCCGTAAATCGAAGGCTGTGAACGAGCGTTCAACGGGCGTTGAAGTTTCGTTGAACGAAAACTCAACGAATAGAGAAGAGAAGAGAACAGACACAGATATATCTACTTCTTCTCTGCACGACGCCCCTGATACCCGCACGAAATTCAGCATGACTCCGCAATGGCAGCCGGGAGCCAAGAGCTTTCAGGCAGTGCTGACGATGAACGCCATGGCCGGGCAGACCTTCGATGCCGACCAGCTGAACGAATTCAGGTCTTTCTGGACCGCTTCCCCTGATGAGCACCGCACCCAGGCCAAATGGGAGCACGCGCTCGCCCAATTTCTGAAACGCGACCTGCGCCACAAGCAGGCCTCGGGGAGAACTACCGATGGACGTAAAAACACAACCGGTGGCCGACCTGCTCGGCAAGGTCCTATGTCGGCCGTCGACCGAGTCAAGCAGCACATCATCGATCGAGAAGCTGCCGCAGGGGCTGATGGACAAGCTCTGGATCAAGATGACCGAGATGTACGGCCACCGCTGGACGTCGAATTTCGGCGAGAAAGCTGATCCTGATCATTCGTGGGCATCGGTGCTCAAGGGATTGACCAAAGAGCAGCTCGCCAACGGCCTCAACGTCCTGGTCGACAAGGCCACTGAATTCGATTGGCCGCCGCCTGCGAACGTGTTCCGCGCGATGTGCCTGCAAGTGCCGGGGATGCCATCCGAAACCGACGCATGGACCGAAGCCCTGATCGGTGTTTACAGCCACGAGGCTGTACGCATTGCCGCAGAAGCAACCAGCACGTTCGATTTGAGAACCGCGAAGCAGGGCGACAAAGCGTTGCGTCAGCGCTTCGAGCGCAATTACGCCATCGTCATGCGCCGCGCTCAGACAGGCCAGCCATTGAACGGCCGTATTGCAATGGGCATTGGCAACGACTCAGCACGCCCACGCGAGCAGATCCAGCTCGAGCACTCTCGCAAGGAGGCCGAAGCGCAGGTGATCGCCCAGGGCATTCCAACCAACGGCCAATCCGCTCGAGCACTGCTGCTGGCGAAGATGGGCATCCGGAGAGACAGCCATGTCTGATCACAAACCCGTCACGTTCCTGGTACCGGGCGAACCCATCGGCAAGGGCCGGCCAAAGATCGGCCGCGTTGGTGGCCATGCACGCATGTTCACGCCTACCAAGACAGCGAATTACGAATCGCTGATTGCCATTTTTGCTCATGAAGCCATGCAAGGCCGCGACCTGCTGACAGGCCCGGTGCTGATGGAGCTGCGCATCGTGGTCCCAATTGCCGCGTCCTGGTCGAAGAAGAAAACCGCCGAAGCACTGGCCGGCGAAGTCATGCCCACCAAGAAGCCCGACGCCGACAACGTGCTCAAGGCCATCTGTGACGGCATCAACGGCATCGTTTTCAAGGACGACGTTCAGGTCGTCAACGTCTCAATGAGCAAGCGGTTCGGCGAAACGCCTGGCGTTACCGTCCGTGTCGTGCCTCTCGCGGGGAAGCCCTCATGAAAACCGTATGGGTTGTGCTCGCCGTTGCTCTCGGATCGTGGCTGCTGATGGCCACAAACATGTATCTGCACTCTGGAGGTCCCGCATGCCAGCTCTGATATGGACCACACACAAGCTGGCTGACGGCTGGGTGTTGCTGTGTGTCGACGTGAATTTTGAGCAGCCAGGCGAGCCCGAAGCAATGCTTGGGTACCGGCGCGCTGTTCATCCGTTCCACTTCGACGAGTCAGACGATCCGGTTATGGATTTCTTCGCTGTTATCGCCGAAATGAAATATGCGGTTGAAACGGGGGTGGCGGGTCGCAAATCGCTGCCTGCCTCGCGTGCGCGCGCGTTTGGAGCAGGGGCATGAACGAAATTCTTTTGAGAATCCAGCACGCTCTGGCGCACCACGGCGTGGATGAAGAGACGGTTATCTACCTCGGCCGATGCGAGTGGTACGACATGTTGAGCTCCATGCGCGGCGCCACGCCTGTGCATTTCACGTATGAGAATGAAGTTCTGAGTTACACCTGCTTCGGCGTCAAGGTGATCGAGGTAAACGTGCCGAAATACCTGCGGGTGGCCTGACGATGGCAGCAGTGCAGCCCCTATACGTCGATTGGTTTCAGGTGATCACCGGTTTGTCGCGTGCGGGCTACTCGTCGCAGTCGGTTGCTGATGCTGTCGGGGTTGCGCGCACCACGTTGATTGGCTGGAAGCAGGGCGCAGAGCCTCGATACACCGAGGGCGACCGCCTTGTGCTGCTCTGGTGTGAGATCACCGGCAAGGACAGAACCCAATTGCCCATGGTCACGCCCAGTGACTGGTGGGCTTATCACTCGAAAGTGTGAGGTTATCAGCCTGAAATAGTCGGGATTCCGACAGGCCGCCAGCCTGATCCTTCCCCCAGTCGAATATCCGACCCCGCCCAGTGCGGGGTTTTTCATTGGTGGGAAGCGTACATGCAGAATCCAGAGCACCGGGCCGAGTCAGGCCGCAACATCGGCGAGCGAACCGGCGCCCTTGAGCAAGACATGAAGGTCGTCAAACACCGCCTCGACGAATGGGACCGGCGCCATCAGCACTCGCCTGAGCGCCTGACCAAGCTCGAACAGCAGATGACCCACCAGAACGAAAAGCTTGATGACATGGAGCAGGGCATCAGCCAGATCAACGTCACGCTCCAGAAGATCGCCACGAAGGTGACCTATGGGCTCGGCGGTGCCGCGGTGTTCATGGTGATGTTCGACAAGGTCTGGCCGATCATCGCTAAGGGGCTCGGATCATGAAGCTGATCCCCGAATGGCGCACAGCCTGGCGCCTAACCAGTGTGCAGGCTCTGTTCCTGCTCCAGTTCCTGCCTGACGCCGTTCAGTTGTTCATGCACTACGAACCCACCGCCACCGATCTGATCATCTACCGCGCCGCCCTGGTCATCGCACTGGTTGCGCGGTTCGTCTATCAGCCCAAAGTGAGAAACATCAATGGCAAGCCGTAACCAGAAGGCAGGCGGCGCTCTGCTGGGCGCAGCACTGGCGGCCGCGATTGGCCTGGTTTCTCAGTGGGAAGGGCGCGAGCAGACAGCGATCACCACACCGGACGGCAAACGTTACGAGGCCTATCAGGACATCGTCGGCGTCTGGACTGCATGTGACGGCATTACGCGTGGCGTAAAGCCCGGCGCTCAGTACACCGGCGCCCAGTGTGATCAGAGCCTGGCTGTCGAGCTGCAGGTTGCGAACGCGTACATCGATCGCTGCATCAGCACGCCGATCAGCGCCAAGGAGCGCGGCGCGTACGTGTCCGCCGGCTACAACCTTGGGCCGTCCGTGGTCTGCGGCTCGACGCTGCAGCGCAAGCTCAATGCCGGCGACCGCATCGGTGCGTGCAAGGAGCTCCCTCGCTGGAACAAAGCAGGTGGCAAGGTCGTTCAAGGCCTGACCAATCGCCGTAACGACGAGATGCGCGTCTGCCTGGAAGGTGCAGCGCAATGAAGATCCTTGCAGCCGCTTGCGGTGTTCTGTTGGTCGGCCTGCTGCTCGCTCTCTGGCGCATCGACCACGTCACCACGGCCCTGACCGCTGCGGAAGACAGCGTCACCACGCTGACCAACGCTGCCAACTCCCGCCGCAACACCCAGAAGCTGCTGGCCCAGCTCGACACCGAACACACCGAGGAACGCGAACGTGCGAACAAAACCAATGCTGATCTGCGTGCTGCTGTCGCCGCTGGCGATCGCCGGCTGTCCGTCAAGGCTACCTGCCCCGCAGTGCGAGCCAGCGCAGGCGCCGCCAGCATGGACCATGCAGAAGCGCGAGCCGACATTGACCCAGCGACTGGAGAGCGAATTGTCCGAATCGCCAACGACGGCGACGACGCCATCCGAGCCTTGACCGCTCTGCAGGATTACGTCCGTACGACCTGCGCCCCTGCCAAATAGTCGGGAATCCGACACCTCAACTCTCCGATGCTGAGCCCTCGCTGATGCACCCAATTAAGCCGAGGGCCAACCAATGCCAGCACGTACCGTAGATCCATATGACTTCGATCGCGCTATGTCTCTGACCGCTGCAACGGGCGAACTGATCAGGAACGCCGCCGCGGCCAACCTGCCTAGCGTTCAGGACTCCGTCAACAGCCTGGTGCAGGACATGGTGAGCTACGCCAAAGAGCTGCTGAAGACACCTGCGCCGTCTGCTTCTGAGCCTGATCCGGAAGCGTCGGCGATCGACGCCGCCCCCGCCGAGTAACTCAACTGAGCCCAGCCCCGCGCTGGGTTTCTTGCACCTGCTGGAGAACAAGCCATGTCAACGCCAGACCTGAAACCGCAAACCCCAGGCGAACCAGTCACCAACACATCGCCACTTGCCACCGCCGTAAGCCAGGCCAGTGGCGGCAACCCCAACGCCAATGAAGGCGCCACCGCCGACGCTCAGGCACCGCTGTACGCGGCCAAGCACAGTGCCGGCGGCCGCTGGTGGGTCGTTACCACGGACGCTGAATCCAAGCGGGTCGGTGATTTCGTGGGTGACAAGGAAGCAGCCAAGGCCGAAGCAGACCGCTTGAACGCTGGTGGCGAGCCTTACTTCAAGCCAGACGCCACCGCCGACGCTCAGCAAGAGCCGGCGCGCGCGGTTGCCGCAGACGACGTCGACGCCACCAAGCTCAAACAGGCGGTGATGACCGAACACGGCTGGCTGTGCCCTGAACCCCCAGCGAAAAAGGACTGACTGCTATGGGCCACAAGCCGAGCAAACCGAAGGTCGTGAAGACCGAAGACCCAGCAGTGACAGCTCAGAAGGCCGCAGATGCGGCCGCAAAAGCTGCCAACGAAGAAACCGCCGTCCGGAAGAAGCGCAAGGCAGATAGCTCCCTGCTGTCGAGCGCGGGCGCTGCTGGCTCCGTACTCGACCAAGGTAAGAGCACCCTCGGATCATGACCCCTGACCAGATCTGCAAAACCCTGAGCACGCTGAAATCGTTGCGCTCGCCTCATGAGCAGGTCTGGCGCGACTGCTTCGATTACAGCTATCCGATCCGTGGCGGTGGCTTCAACGGCGAGATGCTGGACGCGCAGGAGGTGCTGAACCGTAAGGCCAGGCTCGTCGACGGCACGCTCACTGATGCAGCGCGCATTCTGTCGTCCAGCATCATGGGCGGCATGACTCCAGCCAACTCGCTCTGGTTCAACATGGACGTGGGCGAGGAAACCGAGGAAGAACGGCGGTGGCTGGACGACTCGGCCGACATCCTCTGGCAGAACATACACGCCGCGAACTTCGATGCAGCCGCGTTTGAAGGGCTGATCGACGTTGTGTGCGCTGGGTGGTTCGCCCTGTACATCGACTCAAACCGGGAGCAGGGCGGTTACACCTTCGACCTCTGGCCGATTGCAAGCGTGTACTGCTCGACATCGGTTGCCGGCGGCAAGATCGACACCGTGTATCGCGAGTACATGCTGACCGCTGAACAGGCGGTAAAGGAGTTCGGCGAAGGCAACGTGAGCGTGCAGACCGCGAAGCTGGCGAGGGACAAGCCGCAGGAAAAGGTCAAGTTCGTGCACGCCATCTACCCGCGCAGCACGTACATGGTGGGCGCCAAGCTTGCCAAGAACATGCCTGTCGCGTCCTGCAAAGTCGAGGTGGATCAGAAGAAGATCGTCAGCGAGTCTGGCTATCACGAAATGCCAGTCGTTGTGCCCCGCTGGATGCTGATCCCTGACAGCGTCTACGCCGTTGGACCGGTGCTCGATGCCCTGCCTGATGCCAAGACCCTGAACGAATTGTGCCGCATGGACTTGGCCGCTGGCGATCTGGCTATCGCTGGCATGTGGATTGCCGAGGACGACGGCGTCCTCAACCCGCGAACAGTCAAGGTCGGCCCGCGCAAGATCATCATCGCCAACAGCGTCGACAGCATGAAGCCGCTGCTGACCGGCTCCGACTTCAACTATGCCGAGACGAAGATTGCCCGCCTGCAGGGCGCCATCCGCAAGACGCTGATGGCCGACCAGCTCCAGGCGCAGGACGGCCCCGCCATGACGGCAACCGAGGTGCACGTGCGTGTCGCCTTGATCCGCCAACTGCTTGGCCCGGTCTATGGCCGCTTGCAGGCCGAGTACCTGCAACCCCTGATCGAGCGCTGCTTCGGTATCGCTTATCGCGCCGGGATCTTGGGGCAGGCGCCTGAGTCATTGGCTGGCCGCAACTTCACAGTGCGTTACCTCAGTCCGCTGGCGCGCTCTCAGAAGCTGGAGCAGGTCACCGCGATCAACCAACTCGTCGAAAGCCAGCTCGTCGTGGCGCAGGCCAAGCCGGACGTACTCGACAATATCGACTTCGACGCCGCAGCGCGCTTCGCGGGCGAGGCCTTGAGCGTGCCCGGCGACATCATGCGCACTGAGGCGGCGCGTGATCAGCTCAGGCAGCAGCGTGCCGAGCAACAGCAGGCCCAGCAGCAGGCTGAGCAACAGGCAGCTATGGCGCAGATGGCCGGGCAGGCCGCCCTCAAACAAACACCAGGTGCCGCAGCATGACCCCGGAACAAGTCGACGCGATGTTCAAGCGCGTATTCGAAGAGCACCACGAAGGGCGCTTGGTGCTGGAGACCCTGATTCAGCGCTTCGCCCGCAACGCAGTCACCACCGGCGGCATTGACGCCATTCTCAAAACCTACATGCAGGCCGGGCACCGCGATGTGCTCGACCACATCGTGCTCCGCATCAACCGCGCCAACGGCGTGCAAGACCAACCCGAAGAGGAATGAACATGAATTCGTTTGTGCACCGCATGCTCGGCCATTACATGATGGAAGGTGAACCCGGCGCCGGTGGCGGTGGCGCTGAACCACCAGCCGCTCCCCCTGCCGCACCGCCCGCAGGCTCTGTGCTCGCTGGCGCCCAAGGCGCCGAATACATCCCCGAGAAGTACCGCACCAACAAGGAGGATGGCACCCTTGATCTTGAAGCCTCGTCACGCAAGGTTGCCGAAGCCTACAAACACCTTGAGACCCGCCTGGGCTCAGGGGATGCGCCGCCCAAGAGTGCTGACGAGTACGCGCCAGAGCTCAAGGTCGAGGGTGTCACATGGGATGAATTCAAGGCAGATCCGCAGGGCGCGGAGTTCATCAAGGGTGCGCACGCTGCTGGCCTTACCAACCAGCAGTTGGCCTTTGTGGTCGACGCTTTCCACAATGCTGTACCTGGTCTGGTTGAGGGCAGTCAGACGCTGAGCCAAGAGGACTGCACCGCCGCGTTGAAGTCGGTGTGGACCGATGACCAGTCGATGCGCAGCAATGTGCAGGCTTCGTACAGCGCCGTCCAAGCATTCGCCAGCGAACCCGGGAAGCCTGGCAACTTCGAGGCGCTCACCGCCAAATACGGCAACGACCCCGACTTCATCGCATTCGCGGCCAACATCGGCCGGGAGCTGCGAGAAGACACGGCCATCAACGGCGGCGGCGTCAGCGATGGTGATTTTGCCGTCAAGACTGCGGAGTTGCGTCAGCAGATCCAAAGCCTGCCTGCTGGCGATCCGAAGCTTGCAGGCCTGCGCCAGCAGCTCAACGACATGTACAACAACCGTTACAAGCCCTCTCGCCTCAAATAGTCGGGAAACCGACACCCCCCATGCACAAACATCGCAGGCATCCCAGCAATGGGCTGGCCTGCGGTGGCACGCAGATACCCAGAAAGCCCCGAGGCGCAGCAAAGCCGATGCACGCCAGGAATCCCGGCCCACGCAGTGGACACCCGGAAGGCAATCAACTATCTGCATTGGAGTGCATCCTATGTCACAACAGATCACCGAGGCCTTTGTCCAGCAGTTCGCTGACAACTTCCGTCACCTCGCGCAGCAAATGACTTCCCGGTTCGAGAACCGCGTAACCATCGAGCCGAACATCGTCGGTATGTCCAAGTCGGTTAACCGTCTCGGCCAGCGCACCGCGACCCGTCGCACGCAGCGTCACGCTGATACCCCAATCAACGATCAACCACACAGCACGCGCTTTGTGGACCTGTTCGACTGGGATGACGGCGACATGATCGACGACCAGGACAAGATCCGCATGCTGGTCGACCCAACCTCGGACTACGTGAAAGCCATGGTTGCGGCGCTCAACCGCGCGAAAGATGACGTGATCATCGCCTCGATGGGCGGCAACTCCCGCGCCACCACCGGGAACATCATCCTGCCGACTACCCAGAAGATCGCTGTGGGCGGTACCGGCTTGACCAAGGCCAAGATCATTCAGGCCCGCAAGCTGTTCCGTCGCAACGAAGCGGACAACCACAACGGCGAAGAGCTGTTCATCACCTACACCGCACAGGCTGCGGCCGACATCCTCGCCGACACCACCCTGACCAGCGCCGACTATCTCGCCGGCAAGTTCTTGGAAGAGGGCGATGTGGAAGGGCGTTGGATGGGCTTCACCTGGATTCCATCCGAGCGCACGCCGTACGACGGTGCAACCCGCAAGCTGTACGCGTGGGCCAAATCCGGCGTAACGCTGGGCAAGGGTCAGGACATCACCACCAAGGTAGGTGAGGACCCAGGCAAGGGCTTCAACGTGCGGATCTACGCCAAGCAATCCATCGGCGCAGTGCGCACCGAGGAAGAAAAGGTTGTGGAAATCGCAGTAACCGAGGCCGCGTAAGCGGCTTCGGCTTTCTCTCTTTCCCGGCTTAGGAGTTTAACCATGGCAACCGTAAACGCTTCTGTATCCGCCGCTCGCGCGGCACTGCCTCAGCAGTTGGTGAAACCCAACCTGCAAGGCGCCGATGTTCAGGTGCTCATCAGCACCATCACTGTTCCTGCCGGCGGCATTGCCATCGGCGACAAAATCTCGTGGGGCCTGCTGCCGCTCGGTGGCCGCCTGATGCCGGGCACCCGCCTGTACTTCGGCGGCGGCGCAGCGTCTTCGACTATCACTCTCGGCGATGCGGTGTCGCCCGCGCGCTATCTCGCCGCCACTTCTGTGGCTGCGGCTGGCAGCGCCACGGCAGACGCGCAGTTTGCTAACGGCGCGCTGTTCGACGTCACCGTCGCCCAGCAGGGTCTGGCTACGGATCAGAGTGAGCTGTTCTCGACGGTGGCTGGCGCGGCGCTGCAGCCCGGCCAAGTCATCACCCTGGTAGCGCATTACGCCGGGCAGAACTGACTTTCGGGCTGCCAAGGATGGCTTGTTGTACGCCGGGGCCATGTGCCCCGGTTTTTATTTCTGGAGGTTGTGGGGATGGCAATGGCAACCGGTGTTTCGATCTGCTCCAACGCGCTGCTGATGCTGGGCGCGCAAACCATCAACGACTTTGACGAAGGCGTCGACCGCGCAAAGCTGGCGGCAAACCTGTACCCGACCGTTCGGGATGACCTTCTGCGCAATCACCCTTGGAACTGCACCATCAAGCGCGCGGTTCTGGCCCCGGACGCCATCCCGCCCGCGTTCGGCTACGCGCAGAAATTCGAGCTGCCAGCCGATTTCCTCCGAGTGTTGGACGTCACTGAGGGCGGTGTGCAGATCGATTACCTGGTCGAGGGGCGCTCAATCCTCGCGAACACGACGATTCTGGAGCTCAAGTACGTGTTTCAGAACGAGGTAGAAAACACTTGGGACGCATCGCTGGTGATGCTTCTTACGTTGTCGATGGCCGCGGCCATGGCTTTCCCGATCACTCAGTCAGCTGCTGCGCAGTCCAACATGGAGCAGAAGTTGGAAATGGCGAAGAAGCGCGCACGATCGATCGATGGCCAAGAGGATCCACCGCAGACGCTTGGTGATGAGCGCCTGTACGCATCCCGGTTCTTGGGGCGCAATTCATGGCAAAGCTGACTCTGGTACAGACGAACTTCACAGCCGGTGAACTCTCACCACGCATGTACGGCCGAGTGGATATCGCGCGATACCAGAACGGCGCCAAGACGGTCGAGAACGCCTGGCCGGTTGTGCACGGCGGTGCCGTCCGCAGATACGGCACGCTGCTGTGTGCGCCTGCCAAATATCCAGACCGCCGCGTGCGCTTGATCCCGTATGTGTTCAACACAGACCAGGCCTTCATGGTCGAGTTTGGCGACCTGTATCTGCGTGTGTTCTTCCCGGACGGCACCTACACAGGTGTCGAACTGGTGACGCCCTACGATCAGACCATGCTCTCCAGCATGGAGTACGTGCAGGGCGCCGACACGATGTTCATCTTCCACCAGAAGAAGCCTATCGGCCGTCTTCGCCGCATCACGAACACAGAGTGGAGCATTGCGCCGGCGCCGTTTGTGACCAAGCCATTCGACGAGAAGGGCATAGATTTCCTCACAAGCCTCGCGATCAGCGACCCCACTGTCGGTACCGGCCGGACGATCACCGCATCGGAGTCCGCATTTCTGGCAGCAGACGTTGGCCGCGAAGTGTGGTCCGGCGCCGGCGTTGCGCGCATTACGGCCGTGGCCAGCGCTACCGTTGCGACTGTGGAAGTGTTGAACGCTTTCTCGGGGGTGAGTCGGCCGACCTGGTCAATCAAGGGCTCGCCTCAAACGACCAATACCCTCAGCGCCTTCACGCCCGTCGGCGCGTCAGTGAGCATGACCTTGGGTGCCGCCGGCTGGCACGCCTCAAGCGACGTCGGCAAGTTCGTCAAGATCAACGGCGGACTGCTGGAGATAACGGCGGTTTCGAGCACAACGGTGGCTACCGGGACCATTCGATCGGCGCCGACATCGGCTACTGCTTCACCAGCTAACGCATGGTCGCTTGAAGCCTCGGTGTGGAACGACATTGATGGTTATCCGAGCAGCGGCACGCTGTATCAGCAGCGCCTGGCTGTAGCCGGTTCTCCGAACTACCCACAGACGGTGTGGGAGTCGCGCACTGGGGAATACCTCAACTTCGAACTGGGCACCAAGGACGACGACGCGCTGTCGTTCAACCTCTCTTCGGACCAGATCAACCCGATTCTGCACATGGCTCAAATCAACGCGCTGATTCCGCTGACCTATGGGGGCGAGTTCACGATGAGCGGCGGTGTCGAGAAGCCGATCACCCCGACCAACATCCAGACGAAGAACCCTTCGGTCTACGGCTGCAGCAGGGTCCGGCCAGTGCGGATCGGCAACGAGCTGTATTTCATGCAGCGATCTGGCCGCAAGTTGCGCGCCATGGCCTACAAGTACGACTCCGACAGCTACGGCTCGCCTGATATGTCCGTGCTTTCCGAGCACGCCACCAAGTCAGGGATCGTTGATATGGCCTTTCAGCAGGAGCCTGAATCGATCCTCTTCATGCCGCGCGCTGACGGCGTCATGGCGACGATGACTATCGATCGGGATCAGGACGTCATTGGATGGGCCCGGCAAATCACCGACGGGGCGTTCGAGTCCGTTGCGTCCATTCCTTCTGCCGATGGCGATCAGGTCTGGTGCGTTGTCCGCCGCAATATCAATGGGCAGAACGTTCGTTACATCGAACGGTTCGCGGCAAACACTCAGGTCGACTCTGGAATCAACGCGACCAGCGTGGCTGGTTCTGACGTGTGGAGCGGCCTCGATCACCTGGAAGGCAAGACCGTGGACATCGTCGCCGACGGCGTGCCCATGCAACCGATGGTTGTGACAGGCGGCAAGGTGAGCTTGTCGCGCAAGGCCTTCGCCGTTCAGATCGGCCTGCACTACAAAACCACTGTCGTGACTCTGACGCCGGAAATCCAAGGCGGCACCGGCAGCGCGCAAGGCAACAGCATGCGTATCAGCGAGGTGACGCTGCGATTCCTTGAGACGGTCGGCTGCAAGATCAACGGGCAGGTCGTCACTTTCCGCCAGATGGGCGCGAACGTGCTTGATCAGGCCATCCCGCCCTTCACCGGCGTTCACCGTGTGGAAAACCTCGGCTGGGACCGGGGCGAGGCAATGCTGACAATCGAGCAGGACCAGCCTTTGCCATTCCACCTGCTCAACGTCATCAAGAAATTCACCGTCAACGACTGAGGTGCCCATGATCCGGCCAGCAAACCACGACGATGTACCGCGCCTGATTGAGCTCGGCACGATGCTTCATCAATCCAGCACCTACGCGGATCTTGAAATGATCCCGGCGAAGGCTGCCGCCTTCCTTCACACGCTCATCGATGGTGCGGGCGTCATCTTCGTGGCCGAGATAGGCGGCCAGGTCGTCGGCGGTTTCGCCGGCGCCATCACTGAGCAATGGTTTTCGAACGATCTGCTGGCCTACGACTACTCGTTTTTTCTCGACCCCAAGACACGCAGCGGCATCACTGCCGCCAAGCTGCTCACAGCCTTCATGGAGTGGGCGCGTATCCAGGGGGCCAAGAGCATCCAGATCGGAATCACCACCGGGATCAGCGTCACCGGTACCGCCAGTTTCTACCGCAGCATGGGCTTCGCAGATGCCGGGCTGTTTTTCAGTAAGGAGCTCTGACCATGGCTGCAAAAATGATCATCAGGAAATGCTCGGTCGCCGAGATCGAGAAGGCTGGCGCGCTGTCGGAGCTGCTCCTCGCGTACGGCAAGGAGTCGAGCATTCCGGAGTTCGGCGGCATCAGCGCCAACTTTCACACCTACCGGCAGATGGAGGCGGGCGGCGCATTGCACGTGATTGGCGTCTTTGCTCCGGAACTGGTGGGGCTCGCGACTCTGCTGCTGTATGCGCTGCCGCATTACGGTGGCCGACGCATCTGCGCCATGGAGTCTTTCTTCGTTGCGCCAGAGGCCAGAGGCGGCGGTACCGGGATAAAGCTGCTTCGTGCAGCTGAGTCGCTCGCGGCTGACCTTGGGGCCAAAGCGCTGATGGTCAGCGCCCCCGTCGGTGGCCGCTTAGCGAGCGTTCTTCCGCGCACTGGATATCGGGAAACCAACCAGGTGTTTCTGAGGGCGCTGCCATGAATGACATTCTTCCGCTGTCGCCTTCCTTGCCGGGCATGAGTCAGGCCGAGGCCGACAAGGTCCGCAAGCTCGAGGCTGAACTGCTTACGCGCGAACAGGTGCCAATCCAAACCACGCACCATTTCCACGCCGGCCTGTACTCCCGAACCATCCGCATCCCTGCGGGCGTAATGCTCACTGGCGCGCTGATCGGGATTCCCACGCTTCTGATCATCAGCGGGCACATCTCTGTGTTCACCGGAGCCGAGACGCTTGACCTACAGGGGTATCACGTTCTGACCGGTATGGCGGGGCGCAAGCAGGCGTTCCTTGCCCACGCAGATACCCACATGACCATGACGTTCGCGACTCAGGCCTCGACGGTTGAAGAGGCTGAGGCCGAGTTCACCCTTGAGGCCGACACCCTGATGTCCCGCCAGTACAACGACGACGTCGTCATCACCGGAGAATAACCATGTCTGGATACACTGCCGCCGTTGCCGCCTCGGCCGCGATCATCGGTACCACCTATTCGGTTTATTCGACTGAGCAGGCCGGCAAGCAGGCCAGCCTGAACGCGGACGCTCAGGCAGAGCAGGCGCAGAACGACGCAAACGACGCTGCGAGCGCCGCCACGGTTCAGGCCGACCGAATCCGTCGCCTTGCACGCAGCCAGGCCAGCGAGGCGAATGCCTCTCTCGCTGCTTCTGGCGTTGAAGTCGGCGCCGGTACCGCAGTCAACATCAACGAGGACATCATCGGCAACGCTGAAGAAGACGCCGCCATGACCATTTTCAACGGCCAGAACGCCAAGAAACGTGGCTACGTTGATGCGAGCAACATCGCTCTGAATGGACAGCAATCACGATCTGCCGCGAATGGTCAGGCGCTTTCGACGCTGGTGAGTGGCGCTTCAACTGCGTATCTGGGCTGGAAGGCTGCGACTAAAAACGGCACGGTTTCGAAGCCAGGGGGGAACGACTGATGGCGCACATCCCTATAAGCCCTGGTGTCTCGCGTGTCCTTCCTGAAACGGGTCAGAACCGCGTTATCACGCTCGACACGTCGGCCAGCGACAGAGCAGCTCAGCAGACCGGTGAAGCCCTGCAGCGTGTCGGGCTCACTGTGCTGGACCAGACTGGGCGCGAGAATGATGCGCTTGCCAAGGTCAAGGCCAGCAACGCTTTGCTCGACCACGAGACAGCTATTCGTGGAATCAACAGGGATTTGGCTGAGCAGGTGGCGACCGGGAAACTCAGCTATGACCAGCTCGACGACACCTACAATGCGGCTGTCTCCAAGCTCGACCCGGTCGCTACGCAAGGGCTCGATCCAACAATGGCGGCGCAGGTGCAGCAATCAGCCAAGCGCTTCCAGAATCAAGGATTCGAGAACCTGCAGCCCATCAAGATCGCTGCTCGTAAGGATGCTGCTGCCGCTGACCTGTCCTCGCGCATGGATGTGCTGGGCAAGGACGCCGCGATGCCGGGCGCCAATATTGAGCAGATCAATGCCCGTCTCGACGGCGAAGAGCTTGATGTTGCCGGCCACCTGGCATACGGGGAGCAGTGGCAAAACCGCAAGCAGCAATTCAAGGACAACAACTGGGCAACGCACGCAACGCAAAGGGTCATCGAGTCCCGCGACAACCTCGGCACGCTCCAGAAGGTTCAGCACGATCTCACCGCCGAAGATGGGTATTACGCGAACAAGCTGGATCCGGACAAGCGCAATCAGCTGCTCAACACCATCACTGGGCGGATCTACCAAATTCAGGAGCACAACGAGCGGCAGGCCGAGATTCGTGAGAACAAAGCCGAACGCGCCTTGCTGCAGATGGACCGGCAAGCGGCTTCTGGCATACCGCCGACTCCGGCCGATCAGCAGCGCTGGCAATCGTTGGTGGCCGGCACCTCGGCCGCTGGTGAATTCAAAGACCGCATCAACCAGATGAACGAAGTGCAAGGCGTGCTCCGTCAGCCTATCGAGGCGCAGCAGCAGTACGTTGAGCAGAAGCGGCAGCAGATGATTACCAACGGTGGCAGCGTTGCCGAGCAAGCCAACCTTGCCAGGTTGCAGAGCGCGATCGACAACAACGTCAAGCTGATGAAGACGGACCCATTGTCGTTTTCGGCGCAGCGCACTGGAGCTGATGTTGAGCCGCTGGATTTCGCAGGCATCACCACCCCAGAGGGCCGTAAAGCATTGGGCGATCAGATCGCCGCGCGGTTTGACGTGGTCAAGGCGGTCCAGAAGAAGTATGGCCCGGAGGTGTCTCGCGTGCCTTTCAAGACGCAGGAACTCGAGGCGATCAAAGCCGTTTATGAGCGCGCTGATGATGCGACCAAGCTGGGCCTGCTCTCTGTCGTGGGCGGCGGTGCTCCGACTGGCGCTGATGCCGCTGCTGCGATCAAGGCGATTGCACCCGAACAACCTTTGACGCTGCTCGCCGGCATGGCGCAGTTCAAGGGGCTGAAAGCGGCGGACGGTACCGACCTGGCTAAAACCCTGATGACCGGCGGCAAGATCCTCAAAGACAAGTCTGTTGCCATACCCGAAGACAACCTCATGCAGGCTGAGTTTGAGCGGCAGGTTGGCACTGCCATGCCCGCCGGTACACCTCAGCGGGAGCAGGCATACCAAGGCTTCAAGGCTGCATATGTTGGTCTGGCCGAAGCAACAGGCAAGCGCTACGACCCTGCCGACAAGGCGTTGAACACCGACCTAGCCACCAAGGCAGTCGACCTGGTTACTGGCGGTGTCGCCCAGCGCGGGGGCGGGCTGTTTGGCGGAGAGCGGTACAAGGTGATCAAGCCCTACGGCATGGCCGATGCTGACTTTGGCAAGGCGCTGGACACCCAACTGTCGGCGGTTGCCGCCAGCTCCAAGCTTCCGCTGGATCAGTTGCACGATATGCCTTTGTCCGCGGTGCCGGGCACTGAGGGTTCGTATTACCTGCTCAACGCAGGGCGCGTGCAGCTCGACCCGCATACCAACCAACCAATCGTGGTGAAAGTGAAATGAGCTGGCTTGATGGATTGATCGAAGACAACGAAGTCGCCAGCCAGGACGAACGACTTGACCGTACTGCCGAGCTTCCTGAGCCCGGCTTTTTCCGTGGATCGCTGGATGCGACCGGTCGTGGATTGGTGCGTGGCGTCATCGAAGGCGTCGACACTGCGAAGTCGACCCTCGTGCAGGCTGCGGGCGCGAGCCTGGCAACCGATCTTGGAATCGGTGCGTCGTACACCGGAAACGCCGATGACCAGATTGGACGTGTGAATGCAGATACGGCCAAGGCGGCTGGCGATATCGCGGCGCACACTCGGCAGGCTGAAAGCCTGTTGCAGGTCGACCCGACAACTACCGGTATGGCAGGACAGATCCTCAGCGAGGCCGCGGCCGTCCTACCGCGAACCATTGCCGGTACGCTGCTGGCCGGCCCGCTCGGCGGCGCTGTTGCTGCGGGCGCCCCTGCTGGCTTCGCTGGCAAACAGGTGGCCCAAGCTCAAGGCGTCGACGAGAACACTGCCGTGCTCAAAGGTGGCATTGATGCGTTAACAACGGGTGCTGGGGTGTTTCTTCCTGCTGCGCGCATCGTCGGCCCGGTCCTCGGTGACGCTGCCTTGGCTGTAGGAGCGAACGTTGGCCTCGGCGCCGCTGGCCGTGGTGCCACTGGCGCCTTGCTCGAACGCAACGGTTACACCGCACAGGCTGCCCAGTACAAGGCTTTCGACAAAACAGCGCTGCTGACTGACGCGGTGCTGGGCGCTGCCTTCTTTGGCGTCGGTCGCCTGTCCGGCGGCGCCCTCCCTACGACTGATCAGGTCGACGCGGCACTGACCGAACGGGCTGCTCAGCACGCTGACGTCGACACCGCGCCGGGTGCGCCTGTTGATCCGAGGTCTGCGGCAGCGCACCAGGAAGCGATGACGACGGCTATTGATCAGCTGAACCGGGGCGAGCCTGTCGCGGTACCGGAAAGCTTGCAGGAGGCTGCGTTTCTGCGCGATCCGTCAGAGCAAGTGCCTGTCGTGGTGTCTGCTGCGAAAGCCGAGCTGTCCCGGGTAGAGTCGGGCGAATTCGCGGCTCGTGTTGGCCGCAAATCCGAATACACGCCAGAGGGAACCCCGGTGTTTCGCGACGGCACGGCGTACCCGATGGCCGACGCAATGCGGTTCTTTGACGAGCATGTAAAGGGGATTGAGCCCAAAAGCGCGGCGAGGGTGCCGGATGTGCTGTTTCAGATTGGTCGCGTTGATGATGCAACCGCGCAGGGATTGCACGACTACCTTCCAGGGTTCCACGAAGGTCTGCGCGAGGCACGCATCAGCGGTCGATCAATCAAGCACATTCAGGACAGTCGCCCCGGCATTGTGCGTGAAGTTCTGGAGCGCCTTCAGCGGGGCGTTCTGACACCAGATGAAGTTTTG